CGGCACACGTACATCCCTTTGGATTCTACGCTGTGCTAGTGTAATGAATTCCTCTGTGTTATCTGTAATACTGGACGCGCCTACACGGTTAAGCCACTTATCAACGGCTATAACCATTTCACTGTAATTACTTAGTGCCACTTGTTGGCCTCCAGAGCTTGGCTGAATTAGTCTTAAGTACAGGGTACTCTTGTTCTATGACGCGCTCTACGCGCTTTCTTTCATTAGGATCGTCGGTGAACACATCAAGGTTGTGCTCTTTCATGATCTTAACTTGTATGATAGGGGGTATGCTTGCTACTTTGTGAAAGGCAGTCTTTGCTCGGAAGCCCTGCATTTCATTAGCTTCTGCTTTGCAGTTGTTGATTAACGATGACAGGTCGACTGATCTTTCGCACACAATGTTGTTGTCGTTATCAAAGTACCACTTTTTGGTTTCACCTGTCCATGAATCGTACTCTGTTTCTCTTAATTGCATTAGAACTCCTAAGAGCGGGGGCAGGGCGTTAGCCCCACCCCCATTCCGTTAGGCTGTGGTCAAGTCAGCTACAATACCACTTGATGCTTCATTACGAGCAGTCAAGGTGTACTCAACAATAACCTGACGCTTCTCAGCATCACCTGTTGCAGCAATCTCGTTGGTAGTCATATTACGGAGATAGTCAACAGACCACTTGTCTTTCTTGTAAATCAAAGCGTCACGTGGACGAGAGTAACGGCTAGGGATCACTTTCAGATCGCCGTAGTCACTCTTGTAAACATCAGCTGCGGATACAATACTACCAGCGGCAACATTGTGATCAGTAGTAGTTGCACGACCAACAAAGGAGTTAAACGCACGCTTGTTGAAAGAACCCAACAGTACTGTGTCAGCAAATTCACCAGAGTTAGTGAAGATTTTGTCAATAACTGTTTCCAAAAGCTCTTCAGTGAAAGCACGTTGAGTACCATCAGTACGCGCATTTGCGCCTGAACCGTCAGTAGGATCAGCACCACCAGTGGCGTTGAAGCTAGTGTTGGTTACGGTGTATGCTTGAAAACTACCAAGTTCACGTGCCACTGTAGCAGAGCCTGCAACTTTAGCGTTGTTCAGCCCTACCATTGCGTTCTCCATGTCACGCTTAATTTCCATACCGCGCTTCATCATCTGGTAGTTCATTTCTTTGTCACGACCAGCACGATCTGTTGCTTCAAGAGTACCAGAGATGATGGCAGTCTTTGTTGAAATTTGACATTGGTTATCTAATCGGACAGTTGCAGTAGCGGGTGCAAAGGTTGCATCTGCACCTTCAATAGCTTTGTTATCTGCTACGGCATCAAGTCCGTCAGTTTGCCATTCATGCTTAACGCCAGAGGCTTTACCCTTTGGTGCTCCACTCAAGAATGGGGTTGCATCAGGCTCTACATTGTAGATGATACCGGAAAGGTCTTCCCGGACACCGACCGAGTCGTATGTGTCTGTACTTGTAGTACTCATAATAAATTCCTAGTGTAGCCTATCCTAGCAGTTTCATGGCTTCAGCCAGCGATACTCCGCCGGGGGCATTCAACCGATCCTGCACAGATTGTGCTTTCTTAGCCTGTGTCTTCCGCGAAGATGCGGTTCCTTTAGGCTTGATTGTTGTTTTAGCTGACTTAGCTTTTGCCTTGCCAACATTTAGTTTATTTTTAACTTCATTGTAGCGGTATGCATCAATGATAGCTCTGATCTGACGATGGTCATAAATGCTGAATAACTCATCTTGAGAGAAGCCGTAAAGCTCAGTGGCTGATTTAGTGGCATCTTTCAGAAGGGTGTTACCTTCTTCTGCGATCTCCGGTACAACAGCTACTAACCTTTGCATCTCGTCAGCCCTAACCGTTTGGGCGTATTCAATAGTCTCGCGTTGGACTTCATTACTCACCTGTTGCTCTGCAGCATTGGCTTGTTCATAAGAAAGTTTAGCAGCTTCATAACGACTCTTTTGCTCATCGAACGCAACAGGGTCCTCTTGCTGTAGTGCTTCCCAATCAACAGTAACGAACTCGGCTAGCTTTTCACTTGAAGCTATCTTCAAATCTTGAACACCTGTTAAGTACTGGCTTTTAGCTTCCAGTAAAGAGGCTTTCTCGTTCTGAAGTTCCTTGCGTTCCGCTGCGACTTCTTGTGTAACCTTCGTGAATTGGCGTTGGCGCATGTAGCCCTTCTTGGCTTCCTCTGCGTTTTTGACCTTGAACTCACCTTGGTCATCCTCTATTGAAAACAGAAAGTCTTCATCATCCTCCTTGTCTGTACCCTCTTCCTCATCATCTTCACCTTCGGGTTGCTCTTCAGAGTCCTCCGGTTCAGGTTCTTCGGTTTCGGTTTCGTCCGTTAGGACAGAGTCATCTTCCTCTGGCTCTTCTTTATCGGTTGTAGTGGCTACACTGTCCGATTTCTTTTTTTCGTCTTCAGCCTGATAGGCCAAAGCCTCTTCGATTCCTGAAAAGACAGGTTGATCGTTGTTAGTTTCCATTACTGATTCCCCATATATATCTCTGGTTCAAAGGGCTTAGGAGCTTCTTTAGTCTCCGGCAGCTGGTTAATTAAGTTAGCTAGTGTAAGGAACAAGGGCTGTACATCACGGTACGGCCTATAGCTTAGCTCCTCTAAGATGGCTATAGCAAAGTCTTTAGTTAGCTCTAGCATTGGCTCAGTGCGCTCAGTGTGCTCTGACATTTGCTAACCTCCGGCTTTCCTGTACCCATGTATCCAGCTTAGAGCTTAGCGTCTTAATGGCACGCAACTGCCCTGAGATACTGACAAGTCTATCTTTGTCATCCGTGGGCAGGCAATCAATGGCTGCATGCAGGCTGTCGTACATCTCTTGCATTGTGTCTTTGAATGCATCTGATTCAATCAAGAGCTTAGCGTTCTGGCCCCGTTGAATTTTCTCATCATCCGTTTTTAAGTCCCGTGCTTGCACTTTACTCTCCTACTTTAACCGCCCTGTTCTGCGTTGCCTCTAGTTGAAGCTCCGCTATTTTGAATTCATTGTCATCAGCATGCTTCTGCTTCTCAAACTCTAGCTCTTCTTGCTGTAGTTTAATCTTAGCTGCATCCATCTGTAGCTCTTGGTCACGCTGCTCAGCCTTCTTCTGCTCTATCTGAACAGTAGCTTGCAGGGTTTGTTCTTCAATGCTAGGACCCTGCTCAGGTGGTTCATCAGACTCAGGTTGTGTAAAGAACTTCTCGCCATCTTTACGGCCTGATACCTTGACCTTCTCCATAGCAAAGTTCCATACATTGCTTGGTTTGATTAGCGTGCCTAGCCCACCAGCGCCTACAATGCTTTGCATGGTTTGCTCAATCTGCTGCATTTGGTACATCTGCTGGCTCTTGCTACCATTACCAATACCTACAGTAACAGTCATATCGTAGCGGTTCTTCCACTCGCTAGGGTCTATCTGTACAAATTCACCGTTGTTGTTTCTAATCTTACGGTCTGACTTCTCGTACTGAATACCTAGGCGTTGAATACCCAGCATTACATCCTTAAGGCCGGTCTCTGCAAAGATACGCGCTATAAGCTCCTGCTTCTGCTCTGCAGCGGACATAACAATGTCTGCGGACCCTAGGGTGGTGTTAGAGTTGAACTGCTTAGGGTCCAATCCCTGCCCTCTGTCGGACACTCCTGTCTGACGTTCAGCTGCTTGGTCTGCATATCCTAGTACTTCAAAGGCAGAAGAACCCAGCTGAGGCGTAGGTAAAGCTGTTACAGCCCCTTGGAAGTTCATACGCACGATACCCGCTGCGCTACCTTCCATGAGGTCATCCAGGTTTACTTGCCCATCCACTACACCAAAGCGACCATTGTTCAGGCGCTCTTGGTTATCAAGTAAATTACGCAGTACCTTGGACTTCAATCTTTGTATTTCAATAACAGGGTCCGCTGGTGTACTACCAACATGCCTGTGCGGTACAATGATGGGTGACCACCCGTATATCTGTACCTCTGAAACTTGCTCTGCACCTAGTATAGTGTCCCCGATACGGAAAACTTGCCATAACTCATTAATGCCGTCATCGTTACCATCGAACCGTATGTACTCTTCTTTAAGAGATACTTCACGGCTGGCACCTAGTACAGTGTTGTCTCCAGTGTACATTGTGCTAGAGATGTCTGCATGTCTGTCTTGGTACAGGGTGCTCATTGACCCTATGCCAGAAGAGCCGCCATCGGAGATGTCATCCTCGATATCAAAGCCCATGGCCCTGATCTCAGAGATGCTACGCATAGCTTCATGCTTTACATAGCGTGCAGTCTGTAGACAGGTGTCACCCTCTGATACACTGATCTCTTCAGGGGGTAAGTTAGATATGACAGTACGGTCTCTACCCGTTACACGAGTAATACTAATGCTAACTTTACCGTCATCTTCTTGGAATAACTCTACATCTCCTTCAAAGTCTTCACCAAGACCTTCTAGCAGCATAGCTATTTGTTCTTCTGTCTTGTGCTCGTACTCTTCAACAACAGGTTCAGGGGTTTCGCGGATGGCTTTAACGTAGCCAACCTTATTCATTAGCCCATCTTTAAGCCATGTATAACCAATCTTAAATCCTGGGTTATCTTTATAGAATACCCAATTCACGTATTCAGTTTCTTGCTGTGCTATAGCTACGTCATCTTCGTCTTCAGGTTCAAACACCACTGCTTGATCTGTACTGAAGAACACCTTAACCAAGTAAGGCATGATGCTTTCAATAGTCTCGTACACTTCTCGTGTAACGATCTGAGACTTGCCTTCTTGCTCGTCACCGTACTTCTTGCCATGATAGTAGTCATTCAGCTTTTCAATACGCTCAGACAACTGACCGTCATGCCCACCAATAGCTGCATCATCTTCTAGCTGCAGTGCCGTTAGCAGGTCTTCGTTGTCTGTTATGTCTATCATACTATTCCTCTGGCTCGGATAGGCAATGCTTTACCCGCGTACTTATTATTTGAATCGGACTCTACACGTGTCTTAGCGTACAGGTTCCTTGATTGAAAGGCGTATCTGGTAGCTGACATAAGATCGTCATTCAACTTAACAATGATACCGTCATCTCTGTGATACAAACCTAACTCTTCCAACCACTGTGTGCATGTACTGAATACTTTAAACTGACCGTTCTGCATTGCTTGGTGCATTGCATTGATACCCGGCTCTATCTTAATATCACCCTTGCCTTTGCTACCGGGAGCAGGAGGGTTCCTGAAATGATCTATGGTCATGTTCACACCCTGCATACGGTACTGGTCTGCTAGGGTTAGTCCTGATCCTTTCTCGTGCGACATACCATCGTGAGGCCATACACAGGGTATCCATTGTCCGGGTCCCTTGATAGCGGGGGCATGCTCCTGTGCAGTCATCTTGTTCTGCTTGTACTCTCCGTACAAGTACACTGTATCCGTGTCTCTATCCCAAGCAAACCATACAGCTGCTGTAGGGTGATCCCAACCGAAGTCAATCCCGCATATACGGGGCCAGTGCGGTGGTATATCAAATGGGTCACAAACCACTTCATCTTGTGATACCAAGAACACTAAGCCTGAACCGAATATCGGTATACCCCGTGTACGCATCTTAGCTTCGTTAATGGGGTACTGAGCTAAAAGCTGTGTCTTGCGCTCTTCATCTAGGTGCGGAGCGTCATCCCATGTAGCTTGAATGAGTTTTTGTCCCGGTTGTATGTCATGCAAGAACTGGTGAATGGTTGGTGTCATACCATCTTCTGGTGTGAACGTCATCATAACACGACCCTTGCTAGCTACGGTCCTAGTAATGCACTGAGTATATATACCAGAATCGGGCTGTTCATCAAGCCATATCCAATCCATTGGCCGTCCCATGAACTTGGGTTCGCCCTGCTCATAAGCCTTAAAATCAAGTCTGGATACACCATTCTCTTTACCGGACGTTGGGCTGTAGTGCCGTATTAAAACAGTCTGTACTGCATTAGGTACTTGCGGCTTTCTAGTTGTACTGATAATATCAGTTAAGGGTATAAACCCTGTGCCCTGCTCTGCTGCATTCCCAGGGTCACCCAAGAGATTGGCTTGAAGGATGTCTCTGGTTGTCTCGTTAGAGATGCCGCATCCCCATGCCTTAATGGGTTTCTCGTACTTGCACCCTTTCCAGTCCTTAGGGTACTTACCAGTTAGGTGACAAGCTGTAATCCATGCTCCAGTGGTAGTTTTACCAATCTGGTTAGCACACATAGCTAGTATCTGTGCTGACTTGCCAGTGCTATTAGCTAGGTCCCATTGCCATTCATAGACGTTCTGGTCCCAGTAGCTGAGCTTGTTGTACTTTAACCGGTACTCCTTCTCAGCGATAAGAGCAGCTAGCTCTGCGCTCATTTAACCGCCTTAAGGCCAGAGCCGGGGGTTTTTAATAGCTCTTGTATCTTAGCGTTCAGTTCAGCGTCAGTGAGCTTAGTCTCGTCACGTACAACGACCTGCTGCTCTACCGGTACATCGTATCCTGCACGATTCAAGTAATCCTTAGCTGCGTTCAAACGCACAGCGGGGGATACTGATTCATCCTGCATGATCTGTTTAATAATGGCGAGGGCTAAGATAGCCCCTTCACCTATGCCTAGTTCGATCCTATCCTTGATGATACCTTCACATGCAATGAATAGGTTACGGGCGTTAGAGGTCCAGCCACGGCCTTCTACGCTGAAGCCAGCTTCTCTGTATGCCTCTCGCCTACAACCCAGCTTTAAGTAAGCATCAACAAACTTCTGCTGACGGGGTTGTAAACTCTCGTATGTTTCAGCCATTTACTTACCCTTAGGCTGCTTGATATCCTTACCAGAGATGGATGATACCTTTACTACAGGCTCTGATACAGGCTCTTCGATCTTTGTACTATTTGGTAATTTACTGGGTAGGTCAGTTACACGCTTGTACAGACCTTGGATATCCTGTACTTCACAACCCGCTTCGCCATGACTCTGGATACCGTCAACAACATCAAAGCTATCGCCTGAGTCCCAAGTAGCTACTAGCAAGCCATCCTTGTACAGACCTACTACCTTCTCGTTGTTGCAATGCATTACTGTTAATTTCATATTCATAATGTACTCATTTCCCGTCTGTGTAATTGAATGACAGAGACCCACCAACTCTAACGGCGGCGTAAAAGGCGTAGGCTACTGCTGCCTTTGGTACTCTGGTTAAGGTACTTTTCTTTGAATCCTTTAGCATAGCTTGAAGGAACTTCTTATCGCAGACTTTCCTTCTGGCTGCATCTCCACCTTCGCTGTAGCCTTCGTCGTGCTTTCTACAACTAGCTTCAAAGAACCAACCGAACAAGGGTCTACGTATTACTGCTGGTAGCCACGTAGGGCCGCATGCATCAGTGTACATTATTGTAATCCAAGGTAACGCATTAGTTGCTCTGATAAACCTAGGCCAGATTTAGGTCGAGGCTTCTCTGACTGTGCAAAGCGTGACAACTGGGCATCGGTACCCTGTACATCGGTACCCTGCAATCCTTGTACTGGCTCTCTAACAGGTGCTGCAAAAGCCTGTACCTGTCCTGTGAGCGCACCTGGAAGAGGGGCTGCAGGGCTAGTGAAAGCTCTCTGCTGCCCTTCTGTAAGCTCTTGCTCTAAGCTAGGCATTCTTGATCTGAGTAGTTCTAGTCCTGTGCGCATAGGCGCTATAGGCGTAGGTGCAGGTTGCTTAGGTTGTAACCCTTGCAACCCCTGCCCCCGTTTAGCTAGACTTGCTGTCTGCTGGCGTACATTCTCTGGTAATGCAAAAGGGAACCCGGCTCCTCTATTAGGTACAACGTTCTCAGGTAAGCGTACCGGGCCTTCCCTAAGGTGTGCTCGCATAGCATCAGCCGTAGCCTGCATGCGATCCTTAATGCTTTGAGGTGTCTTAGGGTTTCTGAATTCGTCGTTGTTAA